TTCCGCTCCCAGAACAGCAGCATGGTAGGCACCTTCCGGGTGCTGACCACCTTCCCGCCAGGGAATATGCCCTGGGTGGAGCCGCCGCCGTCCAGCATGAGGGCGTCCACCACGCCCAGCCCCAGCAGCTTGTTCTGGAGCTGCTCACGGGTCAGGCTGGCCTTGTCGCACCACAGGCACACCTTACCGTTGGCCAGCCAGCCTACCGCCGTCCGGGCAGCGGACCGGGCCACGTCCGGCGTGAGATCCCGGTGTAGTTTGGCCCCCGCCTTCAGGAGAGGGACGCCGGAGAGGAAAGATCCTCCCCGGTCCGTCAGCATTTTCGGCGTGCCGTCGGAGCCGATAGACACGCCCCAGTCCTGGTATTTGTCCCGGCTGATGACCTTGCCGTCGATCACGCACCAGCCAACCGGAACGAAGCGCCCGTTGAACAGGTAGCCGTTGATGATGTGGGTGCAGCCGGTTTTGGCCTTGATCTGCGCCGGGGACAGCTTTGCCGTGTTGTGGTAGACCTGTGCCCGCTCGCAGTCAAAAATGTCAGTCATTGACTCTCACCGCGCTTTTGGCATAACCGTCCTCGTCATAGGTAACCTCGAACTTGCCGCCGGGGATCCACTGGATCTGCTTGGTGCCGGCAAGCTCGGGACGGCGGCGCATATCCACGGTGCGCTGGGCGTCCTTGGGCTCCTCCTCAGCAGGAATAAAGCCCTCGGCCATCTCGGCTTCAGTCCAGCCCGCCGTACCGCCGTCGGGGTTCAGGTGGAAGTTGGCGCCCGCCTCCTTCAGCTTGGTGTTGATAACCTCGATGCTCTCGCCGTTCTTCTTGCCCTCGTTGATGATTTCAGCAAACTTCTTTTCCATAGTGTTTCTCCTTTCAAATTTTACGGTTATGTTATAAACCGTTATCAACTGTTGTCATCTTTGGTGTCGTCCCCCGCAATTTTATCTCCCGCTGCATCCACAGCAGACTTGCCGGCGGCGAGGATCTTCGGCAGCCACGCAGGGACTTTGGCTCCCATATTAACTGCGTGTTCCGCCAGACTGCCCAATTCGCCAATAATGTACCAAACAATCACAAGTGGCCCGATCAGTACCGTATAATCAAAGGGCAATGTGACGCCAGGCAGATTTGCCATCATGGCGCTGATAAGCCAGTCCGCCACCAACGCAACGCACACGATGACGATCATGCCGCCCTTATGCCAAGCCCCCTCCCGGAGCTTTGCACTGGACCAGCGGCCCTCCTTGCTGGCCACGGCGGATCCCACCAACCAATCTGCCAACATCAGGCACACCCACACGATCACCAACCAGCCGAACCAGCCCCACAGAGCGGTGAGCGTTGCAATGACGCCGGTGATCACTGTTTTGATGTGCAGCGCGGAGTTATTCTCCATGGGGCACCTCCGTTTCTTTGCCCTGGCTTTCCCAGGGCTCCACCAAAAACCATTTGTGCATAAAATCTCCCCCTTACTTTTTGGCATGGACGCAGAATTTTGATTCAAATTCGGCCCATGTCATTTTGTTGGTTTCAAAATACTGCCAGGTCAGCCCCACGCTCTCAATATCTCCCCAGGTCACTCCGGAGATCACAAATCTGAGATGTGCCGGCTTGATCTGCTCCACTACGGAGCGCAGACCCTCCACGTCAATGTCGGCCAGTTCATTTTTCTCTCCCAGAAATTCCAGTGAAAAGCTGTAATCCTGATTGACGATGACTCGGGCCTCGTATCCAGTGATTGCTTCGGCCAGCTGACGGACCATCTCCGCTGTTGTGTTACCGCTGGCAACCAAACTCTGCTTAATCGCTGCCCGGCGGTCAGCCTGACTCAGGCTGTGATCTGTCTCGATTTCGACCTGCTGCTCCCACAGATCCAGTCCCCAGGTCGCGGTCTCTACGAAAAACTGATCCATCACATCTTCCAGAGCTGCCTTTGCGTCTAAGCTGGCATCCGTCAGCGTCTCAATCAGCGCTCGGCTCTGGGCGCAGGCCAGATGATAACCGGGTACCAGCTCACGCTCGGTCAGTTTATCCAATACATTCAACACCGGTACGCCCCCTTATGCCGTCACGGTGATGGTACCCACCACAGCAGCATCCTCCGCCTTCAGCGTAATCGCCGCAGTACCGCCGTCTACGGTAAATGTGCTGTAATCAGCAACACCGGGGCACTGCAGCAGACAGGCCAGCATGCGGCTGAACGGAATCGTAGATTCTTCGCCAAAAGGCTGCTTTTTCAGCAGCTCGTTGATGGCTGCCTCCACCTGATCCCCAACCTGCTCTGTGGTATATCCGGATGCCAAGGTGACCTTGGCCGTCACGGGAATCTCTCGCTCTGCTACGGATACCACAGTCACGGTGGCGCCGATGGGGCGCTCATCCTCAATGTGAGCTGCGCAGGCGCTTCGAATCACCTCATCAACCGGGCCGCGGTCATCTCCGGCAATCACTACCTTCACCGTGCCATTTCCATTCCAGAGCGGGAGGCAGTTGGCGTAGCTGACACCGGTGGTCTCCGTTGCCCAGGTAATATAGTGATTTTTATTGCCGGATGTGATAGGCAGCGTCCGCCGGTCATGATACCGAGCGTAAAAGTCTGCATCGCTTTCCTCGTTGACGCCGCCGGCTGCAGCTGTGGAGTTGGTGACGGTCACAACGCCAGCTACATTAACGTACATAGATGTGATGTAACCAGCCGGGAGATTGTAGTCAGACCCGATCTCGGCGGCCTCCGCTGTAGCCTCTGCCATCCCGCCGATGATCATGGTGTCCCCGGTTGTCAGATACTGCAAACCGCTCTCCGGAGCATAGAGTGCCGTCCCTGCGGGGATCACCGTTCCATCGGTGCCGGTAAACTTGATGGTTGCGGTCGCCTTCTTGCCGGGCGCTCGTGTCATGCCCAGCTGGGCTGCGTTCTTATCGATGTATTCCCCAGCATCCTCGTCC